TCAATTTCAACAATTCAATCGTAGTCAACACCATGGTGGATATTGGAGGGGTAACGAAGATGTTCTGCTCATATTCATGCGATGATTATGTTATCGGGCATTATTCATCAAAAAAAAAGCCATGAAAGTACTGGATATGATTCAGGAAGCATACATGGAATACAAATCTGGTGAAATTGTTGGCAATGGGCTGGCGGGATCAGCATACACAGGAAGCTATAATACAAAAGAAAGTGTGGCACATGGAATTGCTGTATTAAAAGGATATGGAAATGAGATAAGAAAATCAATCCTGTTTCAGATGCCAGCGGATTCGGAGGTGGAAGCATGATTACATTCTTATTAGGACTTACACTTGGAATCATAGTCGGAGTGGTTGGTCTTGTATGCGTAGCGATCATGTACGACAAGCATCATCCAGGCGAATAGAGAGGAAGCTATGAGAATACAACTTATAGATGTCGATGGACATAATTTTCCGAATTTGCCATTGATGAAAATATCGGCATGGCATAAGAAAAAAGGCGATTCCGTAGAATGGTACGACCCATTGACAGCATGGATAAATCCACCAGATAAGGTATATATGAGCAAGGTGTTTACGTTTACACCGGATTATCCACATCCTGTATGTGGAACAGAAATCATAAAGGGTGGTACAGGGTACGAGTATCCGTCTGGTGGGGAATCATTGCCAGACGAAATTGAACATATTTATCCTGATTATAGTCTTTATCCAGAATTATGCAAAGATACCGCTTATGGTTTTCTTACAAGAGGATGCCCTAGAGGGTGCGATTTCTGTATCGTAAAAGATAAAGAAGGAAAGAAAAGCTGTAAAGTATCAAATTTATCAGAATTTTGGAATGGTCAAAAGAATATAGTCTTGCTTGATCCGAACATGTTCGCTTGTACAGAATGGAAAAATCTATCTGAACAGTTGATAGACAGCAAAGCATATATAGATTTTTCACAAGGCTGCGATATTCGGATTATGACCGAAGAAAAGGCAAATTACATTAAGCAAATGAAAATAAAACAGATTCATTTTGCATGGGACAGATATGAAGATAAAAACATGATTATGCCAAAATTCCAGATGTTCAAGAAAATAACCGAATGGGATCGCAGAAAGATGCCTGTATATGTGCTGACAAATTTTAATACCACATTTGAACAGGATTTGGAAAGAGTATACACACTTCGGGATTTAGGGTATTGGCCCTACGTGATGATTTTTGATAAGCAAAACACAAAGCCTACCGATTCCGTCAGAAGGTTACAACGATGGGTAAATATGAGAGCTACGTTTGAAAGTGTAAGAAAATTTGAAGATTATACAGGATAGAAAGGAGAACGGTATGCTGACAAGGAATAAAAAGCTGAAAGACTACGGTATTCCGGCAGATGATATTGAAAAACTGAATACGATGCTGAAAGACTTCCCGGCAGAGTACGGATACCTGCTTTCCGGTGCCGCCTTGTCAGCTTGCCCGAAAAACACGGTGATAGCGGATATAGTTATCGAGAATATCTTGCACCGGAAAAGTTACAGGAAGATCAGCAAAGAAAGATATATCCCGATGAACCCGAAGGACTTTTATGGATACAGACGCAAGACTGTCGCTGTACTGTATGAGAGAATGCGGTTGTTGGGAGTGTGGGAGGAATAAAATATGAGCAGACTAATTGATGCGGACGACTTAATTGAATATATCAAAATATGGGATATTGGAAATAGCATTAGTTCTGACCAGAAAGAATTTGTCGATTGTGTTAACAATCAGCTGACAGCTTTTGATGTGGACAAGGTTGTGGAGCAATTAGAGAATTATTTATTTGAAAAATATTGTGTAGAAGGAGATGCAACAATTGATGAAATTGTGAAAGGTGGTGGAGTTGAATGAGTAACGTATCAGTCGAAACATTAGAAAAGTTAAAAGAAAACATGGTAGGGAGAAGATACAAGCACTTTAAAGGAAGAACCTACATCGTAAATGATATTGCTGTTCATACAGAATCAGATGAAATTATGGTGATTTACAAGTGCTTTGTAGACCCATTTGTGACATGGTGCAGACCGTTAAGTATGTTTACGAGTGATGTGGATAGAAAGAAATATCCACATGTAAAGCAGAAGAAAAGATTCGAGCCACTTTCTGAGCAGGAGGTGAAGTAGATGATCGATTTGACAAATAAATGTGTATTAGTCAGAACGCATGAAGAGTACGAAAATATTCTGAAAGCAGCAAAGAAACAAGGATATAGATGGTACGGCGGAAAAGAAGTGTATCCATATCCTTTTGAAGAGCAGCAGATCCCGGATATATTAAAGTTCTATAGCAATAAAGAACTAACAAGAAATGCCAGCCTTACACTGGGATATGAATTAGTAGAAGCATCAGACGTAATTGAATATGAGAAGAAGATCAAAGATGCTATAAACCTTGTCATGGCATTTGCTAAAAACCCAGACAGAACATTGATTGACTCGTTTATTAAGTCCTTGAAGTTACTTGCAGACACTGTAGAAAGTCAGATGGAAGAGGTGAAGTAGATGACTGACAAAATTTTTAATCTCATGGAATGCTTCCCTGAAAGCTACATAAACAGATGCGGGGAAATAATCCTTTCCAAAAAAGGAAATGTATATTTTACGGCAAAGAATTGTACTGATAAAGAAGATATCATCTGTAAGCTACTCGAATGGTGTTCGAGGTCAATGGCAAAAGGAGAACCATACAGTTCGTGTAAAAGGAACTGTGAATGGAGAGACCAGCTAATATCAAGCCTTAACAGATATCTTGGTACAAACTTTGACCAAGAGGATATGTACCGGATTTACGATCAGCTCGGGAATGCTGTAAATCATAAACTGACGCTGAGATTTATCAGAAGCGATTTTAATTTGGCAATCATATATCAAGAAGTAAAAGAGGTGAAGTAGATGGAGAGATTGACACTTGAAGAACAGGGTTTGTTTGTGAGGCTGCCGTGTAAGATTGGAGATGATATTTATAAGATTCCGAGCAAAGTGAATTACGATTTAAATGTTCTGAATGGATATAAAGCAAATAACAGAGTGTATCATCAAAAAGTTTACAGCATTGTATTTTCACAAAGAGGATGGTTCGTACAGTGCGATAAAGACAGTATTTATGCCCCAAACGTTATTTGCGTTGACGTAGAATACGGAAAAACATGGTTTCTCACCCCTGAGGAAGCTGAGAAGAAGTTGGAGGAGATGAAGAAATGAATAACAAACCTGCACCAGACATAACCCCACAGCTCGCCATATCAGCATTCACAGTACTACATCAATATTGCAGCTCAATCAGTCCACATGACTGCATCAGATGTGCATTTTACGAACATTGCCCGGAATGTTTCATGGGGTGTCCGGGAGATCAGGACGAGGTAATAAGAAAATTACAAAGCAATGAATAAAATTAGAGAGTCGGTATTTACCGGCTCTTTTTTAGCGCAAATTACTCAAACATGTACCACAACTTTTCTGCTAACCTGTGATAGAATATACTCAGAAGTATTACTATGGGATTTTATAGCCAGAAACGAGGTGATAATATGGCGAACTTAAAAGCAGTTACAAGAAAACTCCAAAAAGCTATATTATCCACCGGATTAATCATAAAAATCGGAACATCACAATTCTACAGCCATGAACAGGAACGATTGATAACAGTAACAATCATATCAACGCCTACACTTCACCTCACAAAAAGAGGCGAATGGAAAGATTGCGATTACGAAATACTCCGAACTGCATCCCAGTATGATGTGGTCATGTGCCTAAAAGAAATATGGGAGGCGGTCAGAAAATGATGGTGGGAGATAAGTATATATTAAATGGGGCAAGTCAACTTGGAATAACAAGAGAAGGAGAGGAAGTAAAAATACCTCCGTTTTCCGTCATAGAAAAAATAAGGGATAATTTTGCAGACAAGCTTAAATTTAGAAATATGTTTGTATTATGTAAAACTGGACAAGAAATAGATGTTAGCCAGAGTATTATTGAAAGATATTTTATCCCGGATGCAAAGGACGGTGGGTAAATGAATCTCACTCCTAAACAGAAAGCGTTTGTGCATGAATATATAAAAAATGGCGGGAATGCATCTGATGCCGCAAGAAGAGCTGGATACAAAAATCATGAAGTAGAAGGAAGCAGACTGATAAGAAATGATAAGGTTTTAGCATATATAGCTGAAAAACAGTCCCTCATCGAAAAACAAAAAGGCACTGACATCATGTCACTGGCAGAAATTCAGCAACGCCGCTCCATGATCGCAAGAGGCGAGCTGACTGATTCATTCGGATTTACTCCAGATTTTTCCGATCAGCTCAAATCTATGAATGATTTGGAAAAGACATTAAAAATTAAGCAAGAGCAGGAAGAAAAGAAAGCTGCCGAGGAAGCTGCTAGAAATGCGAAGCCGTATCACATGGATTTGTATAACATTCCTGATTGCTTTCATAGAGCTATTAGAGATATTCGAGATAGAGAACATATGGAGTATGTGTTTAAGGGCGGACGTGGATCTACGAAATCAACCACTGTCGGAATGACTATAGTAGAATTGATGAAGAACAATCATGATATCCATGCTGTGGTTTGTCGTAAGGTTGGTAACACCATTAAAGATTCTGTGTATAACAAAATCAAATGGGCTATTGGAAAACAGGAATTTACAGAGGAATTCGATTCTAAACTTTCTCCTATGGAGATTACATTAAAAGCAACCGGACAAAAGATATACTTCCGTGGTGCCGATGACCCTGACAAGATCAAATCTATCAACCCTGAGTTCGGATATATTGGCATTCTTTGGTTCGAAGAGTTAGACCAATTCGCAGGGCCTGAGGAAATTCGTAAGATTGAACAGTCTGCGATTCGTGGCGGTGACCTTGCATGGATATTTAAGAGCTTTAATCCACCAAAAACAATGAATAACTGGGCCAATAAGTATGTTCTCGAACCAAAAGAAAACAGAATAGTCCATTCATCAACTTACTTGGACGTGCCAAAAGGATGGCTGGGGCAGCCATTTATTGACGAAGCAGAACATCTAAAAGAAGTCAATCCAAACGCCTATGAACATGAGTACATGGGAATTGCGAATGGAAACGGTGGAAACGTATTTGAATATCTGGAGATTAGAGATATTACAGACGAAGAAATCAGTCGCATGGATCGTATTTTCGCTGGCGTAGATTATGGATGGTACCCGGATGCCTTCTGCTATCTCAGGACCTATTACGATTCTGCCAGGGAGAAAATATATCTGATTGACGAATTGTATGTAAATAAATGGAGCAACTCCAAGACCGCTGATTGGATCAAGAAAAAAGGCTATGATGATTACACGATGATATGCGATTCTGCGGAGCCTAAATCCGTGAACGACTTCCGGGACGCCGGACTTCCTGCCAGAGGAGCAATCAAGGGGCCGGGAAGTATCGAGTACGGTTTTAAATTCTTGCAAACAAAGACTATAGTCATTGACCCGAAGCGGACACCGAATGCATACAAAGAAATTACGGAGTATGAGTATGACAGGGACAAAGAGGGAAATGTAATAAGTGGCTATCCCGATGGAAATGATCACGCAATCTCGGCACTTAGATATGCTTATGAGCCGTTGTTTAACAGGAGAGGTTACAGTGCATAATGGGACTTATAACAACACTAAAAAGGTGGTTTAACATGATTTTCAAAAAACAAGCCGAAGAGGATTTTAATATCCAGGCAGCAGAATTCCCCGAGATGGATTTACTGATTAACCGGTGTGCGAACATCTACAGAGGTGCGCCGGAATGGTTAGATGACAAGAATAATATCAAGACGATTAATTTTGCTAAATCCGTCTGTTCAGAGACAGCCCGGCTCGCAACATTGGCGATCGGCATTCAGATTGACGGTTCTGCAAGAGCTACATGGCTACAGGAGCAGATCGACAAGGTATATTTCCAGATTCGGCACTGGGTAGAATATGGCTGCGCCTATGGAACAGTTTTTATCAAGCCAAACGGTGAGAGCCTTGACGTATTTACTCCGGCAGATGTGATGATTGTGGATTATGATAATCAGGAGATTAAAGGGATTATATTCAAGGATTGCTATACTGTTGGTCGGAAATATTATACAAGGCTTGAGTATCACAGGTTTGTTGAAACTACAATAGATGGAGTGACGACCTATCCGTACTACGTTTCCAACAGGGCTTATGTGTCAAAATCCCCTCAGAGCATCGGAGATAGAATTGACCTTAAACAGACCAAGTGGGCTGACCTCATGGCAGATACACCACCGATTCTCAAAGCGAACGGGGAGAAGTTGGACGGAGCTTTGTATGGAGTACTGCGGACACCACAAGCAAACAATGTAGATATCAGTACGCCACTGGGCTTACCAATATTCGCAGAAGCTATTGAAGAGTTAAAAGACCTCGACATTGCATACAGCCGTAATGCCGGAGAGATTTTTGATTCACAGAAAATTGTTTTGGCAGATGATAGACTGCTGATGCCAAGCGGTGCACCTGTGTCAAGCATGTCACCACAGGGTATGGAGAACAGGCGAAAAGAAATGAGCTTACCGCATTTTGTCAAGAATGTATTCGGACAGCTTGAGAAAGAGTTTTATCAAGAAATCAATCCGCAACTCAACACAGATATCCGTATAGTCGGTATAAATGTCCTTTTAAACCAGATGGGATATAAGATTGGATTCTCCAACGGATATTTTGTTTTTAATGAAAAAACCGGTATGGTGACGGCTACGCAGGTAGAAGCAGACGACCGACGGACAATTCAGTTTATCAAGGACGTTCGGGATAAGCTGGAGGATAGTCTGAATGGCGTAATCTATGCACTCAATGTTTTTGCCGATCTGTACGGTCTGGCTCCGGTTGGTGCGTATAAAGTAACATACGACTTCGGAGACATAACTTACAACAGAGAAGAAGACCGTGCAAGATGGTGGCAGTATGTTGTACAGGGCAAGGTTCCGGCATGGATGTATTTTGTAAAATTCGAAGGAATGACGGAAAGCGATGCGAAAGCAATGGTCAAAGAAGCTCAGCCAGACGAGCCAACACTATTCGGAGAGGAGTAAGAAGATGGCAGATAAACCAGTAACAAGGGAAGAAAAGTATCTTGCGTACTTGACAGGTGATTATAAAGGCGAAATTTCGAAGCCAATTACGCGAAAAGAGAAGTATTTGCACGAATTATGTTTAAAAGAAATTGGCGGTGAAATCTCACCGGAAGAAATCAAGAATGCAGTGAATGAGTACCTTGAAAAGAATCCAGTCAAGCCTGGAGCCACCACAGAACAGGCACAGCAGATCGAGCAGAACAAGACGGATATTGGTTCACTAAAGGAAGATTTAACACAGTTAGGAAAAACGCTTAACTATGTGAAAATTGATGATATTGTTGGACAAAAAACAGATTTTGGATATTGTCAGAAAGTCACTACAAAGCAGTGGAAAAATAACATTTGCACTGTTACAACCGAAGAAGCAGACGGATTTATTTCTATCGGTTCTATGAGCGATAAATACTTAAAGAGTGGTAGAAAGTATGCTGTTGCATTCAATCTTATGAGTGAAGTGGGCTGTACACTTAGGACACTAACTGATTATAGTTTTACACAAGTAATCGGAAGCGTTGGCGGTACATATTCTACTAATGGCGTTTACTTTATTGATGTTACAACAGACGCTCAATTATGTGTGTCTAATTTTGGTGTCGGTGAAACAAGTATTAAAATTACTGTATTTGATGTCACAAAGGTTGACGAAAGTGTATTAAATGCTATTAATTTCATAAATATGTCAACAAGTTATTCCGTTGTTATTATCGACAGGGCAACAGTGGCAGACAGGGCAACAGTGGCAGACAGGGCTAATAAAGTTGATACTATCGCAGGTGCTAAAAGTGTTAATCTGATTGACGAAACAACCGTTAATGGAGCAACATCAAATATCGGAAATAAGCTAACATATGTAAATGCTAGTGTAGATTATAAAGGTAGTGGATTTAGTTTCACAGCAGAAAGTGGAAAGTCTTACTATGCCGGTGCAATCATAACGAACAATGCTGACGTAGATTTGCCGGGATTTTCAAGAGCGTACACTGGTGTGACTGATTCAACATATTTGGATACTGTACCAAGCAGTTCTACAATCGTTGATATGGTAAAAGTAGACGGAATAGATGGAAAAATCGGTGTTGTATATTCGTTCTATTCTGCAACTGCTATTTCCGTAAATTACACAATGCAGATGTTCGCTTTTGAGGATTTAGGCGGTAGTTTTGAATTATATAAACAGAAAATGCTATCCAATTATGCTGTTGATAGGTCTGTTTATGCTGATATTGCAAGTAAGTGTTTTACTGGAATGGAACAGAAAAACATTTGTGCTTTTGGTGATAGCATTACCGCACAAGCAAAATGGTATGAACCTTTGAAAAGTTATTTAGGTGCATCTAATATCTATAATCGTGGTATCGGTGGCACTTGCATAGGTGGGAGTGGCGCAAATGCAATGTGGCAAGACGTTAGAATTAACGCTTTGGAGAAAGACATTGATTGTTTGCTGATTATGGGTGGAACAAATGACTCCGCTCAAGGTGTAACCATTGGGGAAATTAGCAGAGATAATCTTGATACAAGCACTTTTGTTGGTGCTTATAATGTGCTTTTGAGCAAGGTTTATTGCAAATACTATCATCTTGGGACTCATGAGGGAATTACGCAGACAACAGAAACAAAGCCTATCCAGATTATGCTTGCAACACCTATTTACTGCAATGAATCGGCATATGGAAATATGGATAATATTGCAGAAGCTGTCAGAGGTATTGCAAATATGTGGGGCATTCCAGTGGCTGACCAACACGCAAAGAGCGGTATCAATGCTGTTACATCAGAACTATATCTTGCAGATAAAGTGCATCCAAATGACGAGGGCGGAAAGCGTGTTGCGAATGTATGGGCAAACGCATTAAGAGAAAATGCCGAACTAAACTAAAGAGGGCCTTTAGTGAACTCTCATAGTTCTTTTCTACCCAACACGCAAGCTGATATTATGTTTATTGGCAAGGAATATCGGTGGGGCTTAATTATATTGATTAAGAACAGGAGAAAAGACATGAGAGTAAAGATTAAAGTCGGAGATAACAAGGTTGAGTTTAACATGAGTAAGAGTCAGGCATTACTTATTGTAAAAATGGCACAGGAGTTCGAGAAAGTGTACATGGCAGATGTATTCGCAGTATTGGATAATGTGGATTCTGAAACTGGTGAGGACAGCGAAAAATAATTAAAAAAACCAAAACATGTACCACAACTTTTGCTGAAAGAGGTGATATACTATGCTTAGTCCTGAATATTTACGCCGGATAACAGAGGGCAGTGAACAGATAGCAGAAGAACTGCATCAGTATATCATCTCTGAAATCGTGTCGCGGATGATGGCAAGAATCGGCAGAGGTGAGGACTATATTCTGACTAATGCTGATGCATGGAGAATCAGAACGCTACAGGAATCTGGTGAGCTACTAGAGGACATTCTGGCAGAACTATCAAAATACACCAAACGCGAACAACAGGAACTCCTTGAAGCGTTTGAAGATGCTGGAATCACTGCAATGAACTATGATGATAAGGTATACAAAGCGGCAGGATTAAGCCCTGTACCGCTTGAACAGTCGCCATCTATGATAAGGCTCATGGAGCGGAATATGCTTGCGACTATGGGCGAGTGGAAGAACTTCACGAGAACAACCGCAAGTGCCGCCCAGAGACTCTATATCGAACAATGCGACCTTGCCTATAATCATGTAATGACTGGAGCAGTTGGGTATACGCAAGCCATCAAAGAGGCAGTCAATAACGTTGTATCAGATGGTGTTACTGTCACATATCCATCTGGCAGAAAAGACACGATTGAAACAGCAGTTGCACGTTCTGTCAGAACTGGCGTGGCACAGGCTACGGGAGATATATCTCTCAAACGCATGGAAGAAATGGACTGGGATTTAGTTCTGGTCAGTGCACACATAGGAGCCAGAACAGGTGACGGCGGCGAGAATCCGGGAAATCACTCGTTTTGGCAAGGCAAGATATACTCTCGTTCTGGCAAGAGTAAGAAATTTCCACCATTCTCATTGACTGGATATGGAACGGCAAGCGGACTGTCAGGAGTCAACTGTCGGCATAGTTTTGGAGCCAGTGATGGGGAATTTAATCCCTATGCGGAATTATCAGCACAGGATAAAGCCAACAAAGGTAAACAGTACGAAAAAGAACAGCGGCAACGTACTTATGAACGGAGAATCCGCAAGACGAAGCGTGAAGTCCTTGGACTGCAAGCGGCGGTTGATAACTGTAAGGATGAACAGACAAGGTTCGCACTTCAGCAAGACCTTGACCGGAAGTCTTTTCTTCTCCAAAAACAAAATGCTGCATACAAAGATTACTGCAAGCAGAACGATCTGAGGGAACTGCAAGACCGGCTCATGATCGCGAAGTGGAACCGCCAGAACGCCGCTAAAGCCAGAGGAGCGGCAAAACGCTATAAAACAGCAAAGGGGATTGACTGATGGATAGATGGGAATATTTCAATCCAAATCCTGTTAAGGATAAGAGAACAGGAGATTGCGTTGTCCGGGCAATATGTAAAGCAACTGGCTTCGACTGGGAAACAGTATTCGCCGGATTAATGATACAGGCATGTACTCTGTCAGATATGCCGAGCGCAAATTATGTCTGGGGAGCGTACCTCTATAAGCATGGATACAGGCGAAAACTGATTGAGCAGTCGGAGCGATATATTTATACAGTCAATGACTTTTGCGCAGATCATCCAACAGGCACATACATTCTCTGTATAGATGGTCATGTGGTGACAGTACAAGACGGCAAATATTTCGATACATGGGATAGCGGTAATGAGATCCCGGTATATTACTGGGAAAAGGAGAATAAATGAGCATATCAGAATTTGTACAGATTTTCCTCTCTATCTGCGGAGGGGTGTCCATTGTCGGAGGGGCAGCAGCTGTAATTTTTAAATGGATTACTCCGGCATTTCGACTTAATAAGCGAGTAGAGACACTGGAAGAACATGACAAGCGAGATTACGAGAGTCTTCAGAGGATCGCAGAACGAGATTCATTAATTCTGGAAGTGTTATCAACCATGTTGGACAGTCAGATCAGTGGGAATAATGTAGAAGAATTAAAAAAAACAAAACAGAAGCTTACAAATTATCTTGCACAGAATCAACGTTAATTGCATTAATAAGGGGTATGCTCATGAAGTTATATGTGTTCACAAAGAAAGATATAGACAGATTCTTGATAGAGTGTAATTTTACACCGGACGAAGAAAGACTGTTCCGGCTGAGATGTAAGGAATATACGCTCGAATACTGCGCTGAACAGATGAATGTGAGTATATCCACGGCGAAACGGTTAAGCCGGAGGGTGAATAATAAAATAATTAAAGTGTGTTGATACTTTTTAGACACTAATTAGAGCCAGAAACGAACTGTTTCCGGTTCTTTTTTTATGCAAAAATATAACCAGAAAGGTGGTGCATAAGATGGCATTATACAACAATCCTTATCAATATAGTTTTGGCGTTCCGGGGCAGATGAATCAGTTCCAGCAACAGCCTGTCCAGATGCCAGCTCAACCAGTACAGCAACCTCAGCAGAATAATAACGGAATCCTGTGGGTATCTGGAGAAGTAGGCGCAAAATCCTATCTGGTAGCACCCGGGACAAGTGTTTTACTGATGGACAGTGAAAGTGAAAAGTTCTACATAAAATCCACTGACGTTTCCGGTATGCCACAGCCGTTACGGATATTTGAGTACCACGAGGTAGGCACTCAGATGCCGCCTAAACAGCCTGTTCAGAACATGGACAGTAAATACGTCACCAGACAGGAATATGACGATTTAAAGGGCAAATACGAAGCTATCATAAACCGATTAAATTCTTTTTCTGAACCTGTTAGAGCTAATACCGTGCAGGAATCAGCGGTCAAGGGAGGAAACGCAGATGAGTAATCCATTATTCAACGCACTTGGTGGTGAAATGCCGCAGGGAAACGGGCCAATGCAGATGATACAGCAGTTTATGCAGTTTAAACAGAATTTTAAGGGAGACCCAAAAGCAGAAGTCGAGAAGATGTTGCAGTCTGGACGGATTTCTCAGCAACAGCTTAATCAGGTTCAACAGATGGCAGGACAGTTTCAGCACATGCTGAAAGGAATGAAATAGTACATTACAATCTGGCCAGATTGATGTAAATACACAAAAAGGAGATTATATTATGGATGGAAATTATAGCTTAGCAGATATTGCCGCTGCTACTGGAAACGGTAGAAATAATGATGGCATGTTTGGCGGAGATGGTAGCTGGTGGATTATTGTTTTATTCATTTTTGCTTTCTTCGGATGGGGGAACAATGGTTGGGGCAATAACGGCAACGGCGGTGGATATGCAGCCACAGCAGCTACTCAGGCAGACATTCAGAGAGGATTTGACAATTCCGCAGTGATCAGCAAACTTGACGGAATCAACAACGGTCTCCGTGATGGATTCTATGCAGTAAACAACGGTATGCTTACCGGATTCAATGGAATCAACACAAACATCATGCAGACTGGATTTGGAATCCAGCAGGCTATTAATGCCGACACTGTAGCGAATATGCAGAATACAAACGCGCTCCAGGCACAGCTTGCGAACTGTTGCTGTGAAACCAGAGAAGCGATCCAGGGAGTAAACTACAATATGGCGCAGAACACCTGTGCATTGCAGAACACCATGAACAGTAACACAAGAGACATTATTGACAGCCAGAACGCCGGAACAAGGGCCATTCTTGATTATCTTTGCAATGAAAAGATTTCTAACCTTCAGGCTGAAAACAATGACCTCAGACGTGCCGCTTCTCAGGATCGCCAGAGCGCATTGCTCACAACCGCAATGGCTTCACAGACGCAGCAGCTCATTAATGCAATCAATCCAGCACCGATTCCGGCATATCAGGTTCCTAACCCGAACACATATTACGGATGCGGATGCAACACCGGATGTAATTGCTGATAACTTCATATCGAGAGTATCTTTCGATTGATTCGAATGTCGGCTTATGCCGTATTACACAAAGGGGCAGGCTGAAACCTGTCCTTTTGTAATATGAAAGGGGTAAAAATTATGGCAGAATTCACAAATGTAGCTGCTCAGACTGTAGCAGCAAATGGAAACGTAGTATTTTCAAACACAGCAGTTAAGGGTTCTAATTGCATTCAGCACAGAGAAGGAAGTGGAATTATTACACTGAGAGGACTGACTAACCAGTGTAAAGCAAGATTTTTCGTGGATTTTTCTGGTAATATCGCAATTCCAACAGGCGGCACTGTCGGAGCTATTTCCCTGGCTATTGCAATTTCTGGTGAGCCGGTTCTTTCTTCACAGATGATTTCCACACCGGCAGCAGTAGATCAGTACAACAATGTGTCCTCTGGCATCTATATTGATGTACCTCGCGGATGTTGCGTTAATATCGCGGTAGAAAACACAAGCGATCAGGCTATTTCTGCTGCAAACGCAAACATTGTCGTGACCAGAGAAGCGTAGGAGGTGCGATTATGAGAGATATTAAAGACTTATGCGCAAGAATTGAAGACGAACTGTCCAAAATCGCTGATAATGGGCTAACCACCGGAAATCTGGACATGACATACAAGCTGATTGATATGTACAAAGATATCAAGGGCACTCAGTACTGGGATAAGAAAGTGGAGTACTATAACGCTGTCCTTGATGAGATGCGTGGCGGCTACAATGACGATTACAGTGAACGCGGGAGAAAGCGCGACAGCATGGGGAGATACAGCTCAAATGACGGCAGAATGATGCCGGATTACGACCGGGGCAGTTCTTATGCCAGACGTGGCGAACATTATGTTAGAGGCCATTACAGCCGTTCTGACGGACGAGATGCTTACGATGACTACATGGCGCAGAAACAGAGTTATCGTTCCGGCAAATCTGAGGACTGCAAGAGGAAGATGCTCGCCGCTCTGGAAGAACATCTGGATGAACTTACCACAGAAATGAGCGATATGTCCAAGGACGCAGAGTGCCGGGAGGAACGTGATCTTGTTAAAAGATACGTAGAAAAGCTCCGTGATATGCTCTAATTAGCTAAAACATGTACCACAACTTTTTGGAAGTTCTGTGGTAAAATATATTCATAGGGAAGATTCGTAAGTGGTTGACGCCACTTGACATAGACATTTTTCATTGATTCCTCCTTTCTTCGATACGTGTCCTTAATAGAAAATGCAGTGTTTAGCTGGCACAAGACGCATGAGGTTGAAAAGCGGATGCAATTTCCGACACGTATCATTACTGCCTATGCGATCATATAGACAGTACGCACCTCCTTGTAAAAGGTAGATGGGCGGCGGGTGCCCGAAACAACTCGTGGCAGGCATGACACGTTAAACACCTTGCTAACCCGGGAATCCGGGTTTAGGGAAAGCGGCAACGATTGGTGGTGTTGCGGCGGTCTGTAAAACCGTTCCCTCGTGGTAAACATTATAGGTTCAATTCCTATCTTTCCCATTACCTTGCCAGTGGTCTAACTGGCTTAATCCATTACCTGCGGCGGCAGGTCAATAAACACGACCAGGAGGATATGTATGCAGAAACTTATTGACACATTAAAATCATTTGGAATTGAAATCCCGGAGGACAAACAGGCAGATGTTAAGAAAGCACTTTCTGAACATTACAAAAATGCGAAAGAAGTAGCGAAAACCCTGTCAAAAGTCGAGGGTGAACGTGACGACTGGAAAGAACGCGCTGAAACAGCAGAAGAAACTTTAAAAGGCTTTGACGGTATCGACCCGGCAAATATTAAAAGCGAGTTAGAGACTTGGAAGCAGAAAGCGGCAAATGCGGAGAAAGAATTCAACGCAAAAATCTACGACCGCGATTTCTCAGATGCACTCAAAGCAGCGCTCGACGATGTTAAATTTTCCAGTGAAGCTGCAAAGAAGTCAGTCATGGCAGACATCAAAGAAGCAGGATTAAAGCTGAAAGACGGTAAAATTCTCGGATTAAATGATCTGATCGAGCAGATGAAACAGTCTGACGCATCTGCTTTTGTGGATGAATCTCAGCAGCAGGCTCAGCAGAAACAGGCAAGATTTACCACTCACGTTGGACAGCAGCAGACACCGGGAAGCATGACAAAGAAAGATATCGAAGCGATCAAAGACCCGTCCGAGAGACAGGCTGCAATTGCTCAGAATATCCAGTTATTCCAGTGATTTTTTTTACACCGACTATACGCTAGAGTATAGCCGCTAACCCAATACCTTAACAACTATGGGTAGAAAGGATTTTTTATGGCAGCAAAAGCTAATCTTATTATGACAAATGATATTCAGGTAAGGGCGCGTGAGATTGACTTCGTCACCAGATTCGAAAAAAACTGGGAACACTTGCGCGAGATTCTTGGTATCATGCGTCCAATCAAAAAGACGCCCGGAGCGGTTCTTAAATCAAAATATGCAGAAGGCACATTACAGGACGGAAATGTTGAAGAAGGTGAAGAAATCCCTTACAGCAAATTCGCTGTAAAAGAAAAGCCTTATGCAGAAATGAGCATTGAGAAGTACGCAAAGGCTGTATCTATTGAAGCAATCAAGGATCACGGTTACGAGAACGCTGTTCAGATGACCGATGATGAATTCCTTTTCCAGCTTCAGACCAATGTTACCGGAAGATTCTACGACTATCTGAAAACCGGTACGCTTACTTCCACAGAAACAACATTCCAGATGGCTCTGGCAATGGCTAAGGGTCGAGTAGAAAACAAATTCAAGCAGATGCACAGAAATGTGACTGGCGTTGTTGGATTTGTGAATATTCTGGACGTATATGAATATCTCGGAGCGGCTGAGATCACCATTCAGAACCAGTTTGGATTCCAGTACATGAAAGATTTCATGGGATTCAATACCATTTTCCTGTTATCTGACAGTGAAATCCCGAGAGGACAGGTTATCGCAACTCCTGTTGAGAACATCGTCCTGTACTATGTTGATCCGAATGAATCTGACTTTGCAAGAGCAGGTCTGGTGTATACCGTTTCCGGCGAGACAAACCTGATCGGATTCCATACACAGGGCAACTACCACACAGCAGTTTCCGAGGCGTTTGCAGTTATGGGACTTACTCTTTTTGCGGAGTACATTGACGCAATCGCAGTAATCACCATTGATGAGACACCAACACTTGGTACTCTGGCAGTAAATTCCGTGGCTGGAACAGCGAGTGGTGATACAAAAATCACTGTAAATCCGGCTAAGGAAAATGCTGGTAATGTGTACAAATACAAAGTTGCGGCAGACGCAGTAACTGTTGGATATGGTCAGAACCTCAGAAATTGGACTTCTTGGGACGGAAAAGCTGACATCAAGGCAGCAACCGGACAGAAGATCACAGTGGTTGAGTGTGATGGAACATACAAAGCACTGAATGCCGGAAGTGCAAGCGTAATAGCAAAATGATAAACGTGGGAGGCAGCTGGCATGGCTTATGCAGATTATAAATTCTATACAGAATCATTCGGCAATGTCGTGCCAGAAACCGACTTTCCACGACTGGCAGAAAAAGCCAGTGATTTTGTGGACATGATGACATTTGACAGGTTGGTGGGCGGACTGCCGACGAATGAACGCTCTCAGAAACGTATCAAAAAGGCGGTCTGTTCACTGGCTGAAAAAATGTATCAGATTGAGCTTGCTGAGAAGAATGCTACTAATGCCGCTGTGAGTGGTGCGTCAACCACAATCGGGTCCGGTGGTAGCACGACAGGCATTGTAACATCTGTATCATCTGGCAGTGAATCTATCTCTTACGCAACGCCACAGCAAATTGGGGCAAGTGCAAAGGAATGGAGTGCAGTATATGCCGCCGCCGGAGATGTGCAGAAAACGAACGACTTGCTTCTTAAGACAGCTTTACCGCTTCTGATGGGAGTAAGGACGGATGATGGAATACCAGTATTGTATGCAGGAGTGTAATTAATATGAATAAAGTAATGTGCTTTTTAACTGGCGGGCATAGATTCAAAAGTCCTGCCGAATCAAAATGTAATGACAAAGAAAAGACTTGCACCATTACGGAAACTTGCTGTAAATGTGGAAAACAGTTTTCATTTACAGGTACATACAAACAGTTTGGTATTCCAGATGTGACAAGAAGTGGGAAAAATTCGTAGTTAAGTAGGAGGTATCTGAATAATGGAATTAAAACAGACAGTTGAAATGATGAACAGTGCAGATTACAAGGAACGCTTTAAGGCAGAGTATATGCAGGTGGTTATTCGATATAAGAAACTTGCGAATATGCTTGGAAAGTGGGACAAAGGAGAACTCCCATTTACTCCTACTTGTCCGAGAAGCACTTACAATATGCAGGTAAGAGCAATGACGGATTATATTGCTGTTCTGGAAGCAAGGGCAGTTATGGAAAAAGTTGATTTGGAGGTATCAGAGTAATGGAAGCATTATTTACAAATGTGACTCTGATTCTAGCAGTAATCAGTGTTTTGGCATTTTGCGTGTCTGTGATTACACAGGTGATTAAAAATGTTGGGTTCCTGTCGAAAATTCCGACAGATGCCTTGGTGCTTGTACTGTCTATCGGAATTACTGTAGCCGCTTTTGTGGCGTATATGCAGTATATCCACATGACAATCTTGTGGTATATGATTTTAGCAGCTATCATGGCTGGGTTTATTGTGGCGTTTATTTCCATGTTCGGATGGGAGAAAATTACGGAATTGTGGAAACGAACGTCCAAGGTTGATGTGGATAAGCTGAATAATAAATGATTAAGGAGAGGGTATCATGTATAGCAAAACGGTAACAGTTTTCAACTATTATGAAAGCAAAACAACTGGAGATGCGTACTGGTATCCTCATGCTTTATCCGGTGTTGACCTCATTACGGACAAAGGAGCAATCCTTAAAAAGTACGGACCAGACGCAACTGACAATGCACAGTTACACGTCCGATATACCGTCCAGAACGGCGATATAACCATTACTGACAAGGACGGCAAGATTCTTCCATGGGTGCCGCCTAAAGAGTGGAAACAGCAGATTAACAACGCTCTGGAAGATACTATCACCTTCTCGGACGAATCGTTTTTCTGGGAGGGTGAGTGGACTGGTGGAACGATATCCGATGGTGATTATCGGAATGGATTCTATCAGTACATGAACGAGAACAAGGATAATGTGTTCAAGATTACCAGTGTTGGCGGTCCATATACACTGATTCCACATTTTGAGATTCTGGGTAAGTAATATGAGTAAGATTCATCATTTTAAAGGATTCTCCGTAGTTGATGGAGATATGAAAATCAAGCTGAATATGGATAGATTTTCCAGACAGTATCAAGAAGCCCAGTATCTCCTTGACGGGATGGTCATGGACAGTATGGTACCGTTTATGCCGATGATTACAGGGGACTTTATCAACCGAACAAGAGTTGAGAGTATATCCTTGCAAGGAACTGGGAAAGTATGCGCGGCGGCGGCCCCTTATGGGCGTTTTCTGTACGAAGGAAAAGGAATGGTCGATGAAGCAACTGGAAGTCCCTACGCAAGACGTGGAGCAAAGAAAGTCCTTGTCAGTCAGTTCTCTGGTCGGACAGCCGCAAAGGAGAATCTTGAATACACTAAACAGGCACACCCACGGGCACAGGCAAAGTGGTTCGATACCACTAAACGACAATACAGCAGCACATGGATTCGCAAAGTAAAAGCACAGGCGGGAGGTGACAGACATGGCGGATAAACCTATCGGTAAAGATGCAACTGGATATGAGATTCTGACAGATGCCATGAAAGCACTTCTGAACCAGTATCCGGGACTATATGAAAATGAAACAATCAAGTTTGAGGAACTTGGTAAGGAGTCCGGAATTGCGTTCTCGGCAGACAACGGGGCGCTGATCTATTCAGAAAAAGAAGATGTCTGCGGAACGATGCATCAGGTATGCCAGTACCCATTTTATGTAGTATACCGAACAGCATCCGACAAAGAACGGCAGAAGCTATCTGTTCAGAAGTTCCTTGACAATCTCGGCAAATGGATATGTCGAGAACCAGTTATTATAAATGGCTCTGAGACACGCTTAGATGCATTCCCCGAGCTTTCGCAGGGGCGAGTGATAAAACGTATCACCCGCGATAACTCCTATGGCTTAGAGCCACAGGAGAATGGCGTACAGGATTGGTTATTGCCATTGTCAGTACGCTACGAAAATGCTTACGAAGTAATATAACAAGTAACAACCGGCTATCAGTTGGAGATAGTCGCTAACCTACACAGCCTTTTAAAAGTTATAGGCAGAAAGGACATTTCTATGGCAGTTACAGGCAAGATTGACCGTAAATACATGGCTCATTACATTGATGCAGGTTCCCTCTGTGGAGGACTGACACCAAAATATGAGCGTCTTGGAAAAGATCTGGAAGAGTACAATGTAGAACTCAATCCAGACACTGAAACATCTAAAAACATTCTTGGAGAATCCACATTTAAACATAATGGCTATGAAGTTTCTTCTGACGCTGATCCGTTCTATGCAGATACCACATCAGACCTGTTCACAGCATTACAGAAGATCGTAGATGGACGTCTCAAAGACGATAATCTCAAAACAAAAGCAGTTGAGGTTCATCTCTGGACAGAAGCCACAGCAGGCAAGTATGAGGCGTATCAGCAGGACTGCTACATTGTGCCGACATCCTACGGCGGTGATACATCTGGATATCAGATTCCGTTTACCGTCAATTATACCGGCGAACGTGTAAAAGGAAAATTTGACATCAGTTCCGGCACATTTACAGCTGACAGCGAATAAGCGCATATACAAGGAGGACATGCTGAATGGCAAAAGTAATTAACACCAAAATTGATGATGGAATTCTCATTTTTACATTTACCAATAACGAAGACGAGGTTTTTTCTTCTTTCAAATTGAACCCAACCGATATCAATGTAGCAGCACGTGCAGAGGAACTGACAGAATACTTTGAGCAGCTCAAAGATTCTATTCAGAAAGTTACTTCCGGCAAGGAAATGGCGGAGCTGAACAGACAGATCGAAGACAAAATCAACTATCTGCTCGGATATGAAGCATCAAAAGACCTGTTCAAAGAGCCGATTACGGCTACAACTGTGTTTGGCAATGGCCAGGTGTTCGCTTATATCGTTCTGGATAAAATCGCAGAAGCAATTGCACCGGAAATTGAAAAGAGAAAAAAGAAAATGCAGGCAGCAGTCAACAAGTATACGGAGAAGTATACAAAATGACCGCCTATGAGTTACCCACCTCACTGAACATAAGTGGGGTGGATTTTTCTATCAGGACGGATTTTCGAGCGATCATTGATATTCTGATTGCCATGAACGACCCGGAGCTGGACGAACAGGCGAAAGCAGTTGTTATGCTACAGATTTTGTATGAGGACTGGCAAAGTATACCGGCTGAGTGCCTGGATGAAGCTTGTCAGAAAGCATCAGAGTTCATCGACTGCGGACAGTCTGACGATGATCCGAACAAGCCTAGACCCCGTTTGATGGACTGGGAACAAGATGGAGGCATAATCATTCCGGCTGTAAACAAGGTTGCTGGTAAAGAAATCAGAGCCGTTCCATACATACACTGGTGGACGTTCTTTGGATATTTCATGGAATCTGGTGAGTGCTTGTTCAATACAGTGGTCGGAATCCGGTCAAAAAAGGCAAAAGGTGAACGTCTGGATAAATGGGAAAAGAAATTCTATCAAGAAAACAAGAACATTATTGATATAAAAACACGTCTTAGCGAAGAAGAGCAAGCTTATAAAGATAAGCTGAATGAGATGTTAAACCTCAAATAGTTAGGAGGTGAACGCATGGCTGCTGATGGCTCAGTCATTATTGATACCAGGATGGATACAAACGGTGTCCAAAAAGGCATATCAGCTATAAAACAGTCATTTAACGGCCTTGGAAGCGCTGTAAAAAGAATCGGCCTGCTGATTGGTGGGGCGTTTGCGGTTGGCAAGTTAGTGCAGTTTGGAAAAGAATGCGTGGAACTTGGCTCTGATCTGGCAGAAGTACAGAACGTGGTTGATGTTACATTTACCACCATGTCAGATAAGGTCAATGAATTCGCAAAAAACGCCATGACCTCAGCCGGACTGTCAGAAACTATGGCAAAACAGTATGTCGGCACGTTCGGAGCAATGTCTAAGTCGTTCGGTTTCTCCGAAGCACAGGCTTACGATATGTCAACGGCTCTGACACAGCTGACTGGTGACGTGGCATCATTTTATAACATTAGTCAGGACTTGGCTTACATTAAGCTAAAATCAGTGTTTACGGGTGAAACCGAGACATTGAAAGATCTCGGCGTGGTAATGACCCAGACTGCCCTCGACCAGTATGCGCTGGCAAATGGCTACGGAAAAACCACATCTGAGATGACAGAGCAGGAAAAAGTGGCTCTTCGTTTGGCTTTCGTACAGAAACAGTTATCGGCTGCATCTGGAGACTTCATTCGTACTTCTGACAGCTGGGCAAACCAGGTTCGAGTGATGCAGTTACAGTTACAGTCTCTCAAGGCAACGGTCGGACAGGGACTGATTAATATTTTCGCACCTGTTCTGAAAGTTATTAATATCTTGCTAGGTAAACTGGCAACTCTGGCGAATGCATTCAAAAGTTTTACGGAACTAATAACCGGCAAGAAATCATCTGGTCAGACAAGTGGAAGTGGTGCAGGTCTTACAGGCGATGCAAGTGGCGTGCAGGATACGGCAGATGCTTATGGACAGGCGGCAGACAACGCCGGTAAGTTAGCGGATTCTACGGAAGATGTTGCCGATGTCACAAAAGATGCGGCGAAAGCGGCGAATGGATATCTTAATCCGCTCGATGAGATTAGCAGATATTCTTCTCAGACTGCAACTTCTACTTCCTCTCCATCTGCCGGAAAAGGAACCGGAGAAACATCCGGCGGCCTTGGTGGAACCGTTGGGAATGTAGACTATGGAAATCTGGCAAAAGGTGAAGATGCTCTCTCAAAAATGAGTCCGGTTCTTGACGGAATCGTTAAGCGTTTTAAAGAACTTGCAGACCTTTTCAAAAAAGGCTTTTGGGAGGGCCTTGGCGATTATAAGCCTGTGCTGAAAGATCTTAAAAAGAACATAAATTCGATAAAAAAGTCTTTAAAGAACATATTCACTGATCCGGCTGTTTTAAATGCATCAAACAAGTTTGCTGATTCATTAGCATTGAATTTGGGAAAAATAACCGGTTCTATAGCAAGAATTGGGCTGACTATAGCGCAGAACCTTGTCGGTGGAATAGCAAAATACTTATCTCAAAATACGGACAGGATAAAAAAATATATCGTTGATATGTTTAACATCGGAACGGATATCTCAGATATCATCGGAAACTTTTCAGTTGCTTTTGCAGATGTTTTTTCTGTTTTTGGAGGAGAGACGGCGCAACAACTGACAGCTGACATTATCGGAATTTTCGCTCAGATTGAAATGACCGCTACAGAGCTTTGTGCTAAGTTAGGCCGGGATATGCTGAATATGATTGCAAAACCGTTCATCGATAACAAAGATCTCTTGAAAAGTGCTATCGAAGGATCACTGAAAGTCATTGAAACCGTAACAAGCGGCATCCTTGCAACGATGCAGACGCTTGGCGATCTGATACAGAAACTCTATGACGAGCATTTGAAACCGTTTCTTGACTCAATTGCAAACGGAATCTCAAGCATATCAAAAACAACGCTGACTGTATATAACACATACATTCTTCCGGTTTTACAAGGATTAGCGGACAAGCTGAAAGGCTTAATGACAGGTGTGCTCGGCGAAACGCTTGCAAAAATTGAAACATTCTTGGGGAAAATTATTGATGTTCTTAAACTCCTCTGGGAAAACATATTAGTACCGCTTATAAACTGGATTATAGCAAATGTCGTTCCGGTACTTGCTAAGATTGCAGATATGATAGGCACAAAAGTCATAAACATCGTAAAAACGCTCATAAAAGTGATCGGCGACATAGTTGACGTGTTGAGCGGAGTGATTGACTTTATAGTCGGCGTATATACGGGAGATTGGGAAAAAGCATGGAATGGTGTAAAAGGCATCGCGGAAGGCGTCTGGAATCTGATTAAGGACATTATCCTCGGCGTTTGGGAAACTATTAAATCTGAAACTCAGGGAGCATTGGACATTGTAAAAGGTGCTATTGAGCTTGTTTTTAATGCTATCAAGTCAATAGTGTTCACAGCCTGGAACTACGTAAAAACCTGTACCACAAACGCTCTGGGTGCATTAAAGACTACGGTATCAACCGGATTTAATGGAATTAGAACCAAAATTTCAAAAACATGGAGCAGTGTGAAAACTAAAACAGCTCAAATTTGGGACAGTATCTCTACAGTTCTTTTTGGAAAATTGGGAAAAATAAAAAGTGCTATAGTTGATAAATTCACTTCGGCAAAAGACACTGTTGTAAGCGTTTTTGAAGGCATAAAAGACACAATTAAAAACACGCTTAATAGCGTGATTGGAATTGTTAATGGCGCTATTGGGACCGTTAACAGTGCCATTGGCGGCATTGAATCAGCATTTTCGTTTGGGCCTTGGAAGATTCCGACTCCGTTTGGTTCAAAAACCATCGGATTCAAAGCAAGCTTTCCTCGGGTACCAACGGTCCCGTATCTGGCAAAAGGCGCAGTCATTCCGCCTCGAAGTGAATTCCTCGCAGTTCTGGGCGATCAGAAGCAGGGCAACAATATCGAGACACCGGAAGCTCTGCTCAGAAAGATTGTCCGGGAAGAAACAGCAGGACGGCAGGCAGGCGGTGGAAACTACAGATTTACAGCTCAGATCAATCGCAGAACCCTGTTTGACGAGATGATGAAAGAAGCACAGATGAGACGAGATACAAGCGGTAGAAACCCGTTTGAGATGACGTAGAAAGGAGGGCGTTATGGAAAAATATAAAATCAACGGAACAGTAATCTGGCAGCCGGACAAAGACCTTGCGCTCTCCTTTGCCACGACTTACACGGAATCAAGTCAGAGGACGCAGTACGGTGTAGGCTACTTTACGCCGATGTTTACTGTTGAGCAGTATACATACAAGGCCAGTGATATCCCGATGGCAGAAGCGACTAAAATCTTACAGATGATAGCGAAAGGATATAAATTTACACTTCATTACTTCTCACCATATTACGACACTTGGCGAGATGCTCCGTTTTATGTCGGCCAGACGCAAAACATAGCTATCGGAGAATTATCAGATGATAGAAAGATACTATCATCGTTAGAATTTAACATGACGGGGGTGGATCCACTGTGATTAACGCAAGCAATGCATTTAGAGAAAAACTAGAAGCTGGTGAACCGGTCAGAATGGTAGTGGATATCACTTTTCCTGACGGAACGAAAAAGACTATTGATGAAGAGATCATGAACGGCGACAACGGGTTTACTGACTGTGCAGAAAGTAGTAGCTTTCCAGTTGGAACATCTGTTTGTAAAACGCTGACATTGAACATTAATAACTATGAAGAGCAGTGGAAAGAATATGATTTTTACAGTGCAAAAATTCATGCATATCTAAAAATCAATAGTCTTGCAGAAAAGATTGACAAAGGAATCTATACAGTAACTACGCCGGAGCAATATTCAGACATCATCACTATCACGGCTCTGGACGATATGTACAAAGCAAATAAAGCGTATACCAGCGGCCTTAAGCTCCCTCAGTCCCTTATAAACCTTGTCAGGGACGCCTGTGAGACTATCGGAATAGGCATGAATCTAACTATGTCACATGGCGATATTGTAATAAGAAGCATTCCGGATAACATGACATTCCGTCAACTGTTTGGGTATGCAGCTATGGTTGAATCTGCAAACGCCAGAATTGACTATTCTGGAAATCTCAGATTCATAAAATGGGATTTTGAAAAAGCAGATATTCCTGATTTGAAAAACTATGGAAACCCACCTGCGCTTTCCAGTGACGATATTATTATTACCGGAATCAGAGTCAAAAACGGACAGTCCAATGATGATACAGATTCTGAATATTCTGGAATGTACGGAAAAGAGGGGTATCTTCTTGAGCTTGAGAACGAACTGATTGATTCTGACCAGCTCGAAACAGTAGCAAGCATCATCGGTGAACAGATCGTAGGAGCACGATTCCGAAATCTCGAGGGTGATCTGATATACAACCCGTTGGTTGAATTCGGAGATATGGTATATACTTATGACCGCTTAGGCAACAAGTACCTTACTCCTCTGACAGACGTTTCCGGTAACGTGGGCGGTCTGACTACAGTTAAGACTCAGGCTGATGATCCGATTCGGGGCAGCAGCGACTACTACAGTGAGGGAACGAAGGCTATAGTGGCAGCACGTCAGATGGTGAAAAAAGAAACATCTGCAAGGGAAGAAGCTGTTAAACGATTGGAACAAAAGATAAGCGATACAAATACAAGCGGAATGTTCTGTACAGATGTTAGACAAGAAGATGGAAGCACTATTCGGTATCTGCACGACAAGCCTACACTAAAAGAATCATCTAACGTTATTAAAGTTACATCTGAAGCGATCGGAATCAGCAATGATGGAGGCAAAACGTATCCATACGGTATAACCCTTGACGGAGAGACTATCACGAGACTTTTATATGCGGAGGGTATTAACGCTGACTATATTAATGCCGGAACGATCCTGGTAAAAGATAAGGATAAAAATGTAATTTTTGAAGCTGACATGGACGCCGGATCAGTATATATCAGCGGAAATGTGCAGATCGGCAGTGGAAAAACACTCGATGAGACATTAAAAGAGTTCTCTGCTTCTGCGAAGAACATGACTATTCAGCTGAGTAATGAATATCAGGGCATTCCTGTTGATTCTGACGGGAATTATAGCAGCTTTCCAGAATGTTCAACTCAGGCTACGGTGATGTACGGCGCACAGGATATCACGGAGAACTGTTCGTACACTATAACCGAATCTCAGAACATCTCGGGATCCTGGGACGAAGTTGAACACACGTATACAGTTGAAAGCTTAACTGCCGATAGCGGATGGGTTGATATAAGGGCTACCTATCTGGAAAATTTGTCGATTTCAAAGCGATTCACAATAGCTAAGCAGTATGCCGGAGAACAGGGTACAGCCGGAAGAACATATTTTATAAATGCCGATGCTGACATTTTGCTGATGGGGGCTGACAAGAAGATTACTCCGAATATTCTGAACTTGAGGCCTTACTATAGAAATGGTCAGGAAGATGCTAAAAACTTTTATGCCTGGTGGACTATCGAAAAAAGCGTTGATAACGGCTCTTCCTGGGAAGATATAAGCACATACAGCACCTCGATGAAGCTGATCCAGATTCAGCTGAATACGCTGTCTCTTGAAGCACATGACATGATAAGGGCCAGCGCTTATGCCGACAAAGAAAAAACTATACTGTGTGATCAGCAGACGTTCCCGGTAGCACTTGACGTTTCTGCTCTGTCTCAGAAAGATATTGTAGAAATTCTGTCTAATAACGGAGCTTGGAAAGGACTATACTATCTGAACAATGAGCTGTATATGTCTTTCAATGCAGCACTCGGAGGAATGCTGACACTCGGCGGACAGAACAACGGGAACGGGCTTCTGATCCTTCTTGACGACGAAGGGTCGGAGATAGGCCGAATGTCGTCCGGAGGAATGTCGTTTCGAAATTCTGATAACAACATAGTCATAAGAATTAATAAGAGCGGAATGTTCTTCTATGATTCGACCGGTCAAAAAAGAAAAGTGATTATTGACGGTTCCGGCATCACTATGTATACAGACTATACAGACGCAAACAACTGGAAAGCCATAAAGATTGGCAAGTACGGAATTTATGCAGCAGAAAAGAGCAGCGGAGTGGAAAATATCTGGATGGAGGGTGATACCAGCCATCAGTGGGATGGATATATACTTAGATTTTTGAATGATGCAGTTCGTTTAAATGCAAATGCAGTATATACAGACGGTTGTTCGATGGGAAAGAACCTGACTACTTCGGGAACTCTTTCAGTATCTGGTGACACTGGCCTTAAAGGAGATGCTTACGTAGCTGGAAACTTTTCGTTCAGAGACTATAAAGAAGAAGAAGCCAATACAAGCGCAAGAAGAAGACCCGTATCATCAGCAAGCGCCGCATTGAACAGGGTAGCTTATCTGTCATCGGCAACACGATCAAATAAAGCCGCATTGACGGTATCGGCCCAGTGGGGTTCGAGTAACTATACTACAAACACTTTATATAACGATTCTGCTTCCGATATCCGATTAAAAGAGAATGTTTTAGACTGCGAAATTAATGCTCTTGATGCGGTCTGCAAAATGCCGGTATGCTCATTCGACTGGAAAGAAACCGGCGTCCATCAGCCGCTCGGACTTGTTGCAGATGATATTGAAAAAATAGATCCGTTACTGGCACTAGGCGGTGGTGAGAACGAAGACGGAAGCATGAATGTTAAGCAGATTGACAGGCTTCTTCTGACCGAATATGCAATTAAAGCAATCCAGGAACTGTCAGCTACAGTAAAAGAGCAGAGCTGCAAGATTAGAAAATTGGAGGGAAAATTGGATGGAATTAAAGGGAATTGACGTATCATCTAATCAGGGGAAACCGGACTGGGCGAAAGTTGCTAAATCCGGTATAAAGTTCGCAATCTTGAGGGTACATCAGAGGGACGGCATCGACAACTCATTCGAGTACAACTACAAAGGATACAAGAGCAACGGAATCCTTGTCGGTGGATACAAGTATTCTTACGCTCTGACACCGGCGCAGGCTATTGACGAGGCGGAAGATGTGATTGCTGCACTGAACGGACGAGGACTGGATTTTCCGGTGTTCTATGACCTTGAGTGGTCTAATCAGAGAAAACTCGGGAAACAGGCGATTGAGAATATCGCAGTTGCATTTCTGACTAGAATGAAGAAAGCTGGCTATAAGGTCGGAATCTACTGCAACATGGATTGGTACAACAATGTTCTGACTGATGTACTCAGGAAGTATGAGTGCTGGATTGCTCATTATCCGGCAAACGACAATGGCTCTATGCAGGAAAGATTGCGTCCGAATGTGGGTGTAGGCTGGCAGTATTCCAGCAAGGGAAAAATATCCGGAATCAGTGGAAATGTGGACATGGATGTATTCTACAAGAACTACAGAGAAGCAGCACAGAAAGGAGAAACTAAAATGGTAAAAATTAGTAACTGCGGACATGACGAAAATGGAAGATATGCAGGCGGAAAAGCAGGAGATCAGACAGGAACAGAGTATCAGATCATGAACTGGTACAGCAGACCGTGGCTCTGTGTCCTGAGATTCAATGACGCCAAAATCGCAGCCATGATCGCAGACATGGCGACAAAAGCGGCCCAGAACAATCTCATCGGGTACGATCAGGGCACTGCTGGAAACAGCAATGACCGGTATTCATTCTGGCAGCACTTAAAGGCAAGCAACTACGATCCGGCGCAGATCACGGTAGCTTGTGAATCTGATTGCAGCGCGAGCACAGCAGCTATCGTCAAGGGGGCTGGATATCGCTTAAATAACGCAAAACTCAAAGCGGTCAGCATCTATCTGACGACGCGAAACATGAGGGCAGCGATGAAAACCGCTGGTGCAAAAGTTCTGACAGACAGCAAGTATCTCACGTCCGGAAACTATCTGAAAGCTGGCGATATTCTTTTGAACGATAATCATCATGTAGCCATTGCAGTTACTTCCGGAAGTAAATCCAGTAATACATCAACAGGAGGGAAATACATGTTTGAACCAAAAACTGTAAAACTGGGAAGCAAGGGAACATCAGTACTTTTATTACAGGAGATTTTAGTAGCAAGAGATTTCAGGGGAGCTGACAATCAGATCCTGAGCCTTGACAGGGTGGCGGGTGAGAATACCATTCGTGCTCTCAACAGCTACAAGAAATCCAGAAATATGAAACAGGATGGAATCTGTGATGCAGCTGTCTGGAAAGATTTGATTGCACTTTGATGCAGAATAAGGTATACTGTCAGTAGTCGCACAGGGATTGGACTTATGATTTAAAGCTTCCTGTGTGGCTACGCACAAGTGAAGAGTGCAGACTGATTCTGCCGTGCATGAATGAAAGAGCTGTATGTTCCCGGTGGGAGCTGTTAGCAGCGGCACGAGCGGGCGGTCAGAAAAGAGTTGGGCCTAAAAACCCGGCTCTCTTTTTTTACGTCAAATTGCGACATTTTAATAAGATATAGATTTACACGGTTAGTCACAAATTAGTCACAAACAAAGTCTGAAAACCCGCACAAACAAAGGATTCTTGAAGATTTTCATTAAAATTAGAGTAATGAAAATGTCTTTTCAGAATCCCTTGTAAAATGCGGAAAAGCCATTAAAATCAAGGCTTTGCAGACTTTTGTTAGAGCGATTAAGACAGTTTAAAAGTGATAAAAATAGGAACGGTTAGTCACAATTAGTCACAAACGGAACTTTTATCTTTTCAATCTCTGCCCGGAGTTCTTCTAGGGTTCTGTGGCCGTACACAGCGTTCGTGACATCGTTTCCGAACGAATGCCCCAGCATCCTCTTCCGGTCGTTCTCCCGGACTCCGTATTTTTCACACAGGGCAGAAAAGGTATGTCGGCAATCGTGTGGCGTGTGTTTCGGGTTTCCGGCTATATTCAAGTGTTCCAGTGTAGGGTAGAAGAGTTTGTCTCTGTGATGTTTTTGCGTATACATTAGAAGCTTTCCTTGTGATTCCATTTTTGATCGAATAAAATCATACACGGCTGAATGGATAGGCACGATCCTGTCTTTTCCGGCTTTTGTTTTAATACCACCCTGATAGTATCTTTCCTCGAGGTTAATTGAAAGCTTTGATACTTCGCCGATTCTCCAGCCAGAATAGCACATGATTAGAATGAGCTGTACTTCCGGATCATCGGCGTTATTCCAGAGGATGCTTAATTCCTCATCCGAAAAGGGCGTGCCGTGCTCCGTGTCGTGAGGCGCATTGTTACGAACATAGAGAGCTTTATTTTCCGTGACAATTTCAGCATACATGGCGTACTTGTACATCTGCTTAAACAATGTCAGTATCATCATTACGCTTTCTCTTTTGAGCGGACAGGTATCTAACACCTCTTGCATGTCAGGAGCCTTTAAATCCTCAAATACGCGGTTGTGGAGTACCGTGCAGTTTAAATATCCGTTCCGGTATGCACTCTTCGAGCTGTATGATAGTTTTGTTCCCTCAGGGAACTTCCATTCCATGAATTGCTCATATACCTCTGAGAACGTCAATTTGTGCGTTTCCGGGTGTCTTTCCTCTGTGCCCTTAAATGTATTGTAGTCTGACAGAATACGGCTTATAAGGGCGTCTGTGTCCGTTGTAGGGGCAATCTCAAGCTCTTTTTCCATACCTGGCTTGTACGTCCCGGCTTTGTAAGCTGTCAGAACGGCGAACCCTTTCAGATAGTCGTCAACGTAGCAGATCGCAGGCGGGCGGACCACTTTTCCTGTTATGTCGTCAATCGTTGCCGGCGGGTGTACTGCATAGCAGTTTCTTCGACCCTTGCCAAGATAGCGGATAGACCCAAAACTATTCGGCAACTTCGGATATTTCTTTCTTTTTGCCATGATTTCCTCCTTATAAAAACAGCCCCTGCCGTTTAAGCAGGAGCTAGTCTGGTTTACTCAATCTCGTCAATGTCAAAAGAATATCCAAGGACTTCTCCAACATCTGTGCATTTTCCTTTTAATGTTACTTTATCGCCTTTGGTAAGAGATGCTACCTTTGATTTTTGCTCGTCGTTTTTAATATTACACTGTACGCCGATGATTTCAAAATCGCCATCTGCCGTAAGATTTATGTATTCACCAGAAGCATCAATATTAGTAAGTTTTCCGGTGATCTCAAGATATTTACCTTTGTATTTATCAGATGCACCCATGGCGTTGCTATCAAGATCGGACATCATATCATTAACGGAAACAGCAATATACTCGATCGGCGCAGCTTCTTCTTTTGGTTTAGTAGCAGTTTCTTTCTTTTCTGAAGAAGTAGCGGTTGCTGCGCTTTTATCTGATTCCGAATCACTTTCACCAGCTACAGCTCCGATGATAGCTCCGACAAGGATTATCAGCACAACCCATTTGAGTTTTCCGCCTTTTAATTTCTTTCGGCACTGCGGGCAGACTTTAGCATCTGCCGGAATCTCTGTTTTACAATATTTGCATCTCTTTGTTTTCTCTTCGCTCATGCTTTATTTCCCTCCAATGACGTAGTTTTCATATTTTTCTCTTATTTTCGCAAGTTCTCTTTGCCTGATCGGGACGATCGCGCCAGATACCATCGTAAAAAAATGGCTTACTTCGCTTACCTCGTCCATATTAACTATATAGCTCTGGTGGCAGCGCAAAAATCTTCCGTCAAGACTCTTTTCGATATCATTGAGCTTTCCTCGTTCCTTGTGTGATATTCCGCACGTGCAATGGATCATTATGTATTTGTTCTGGCTTTCGATGTATTCAATATGCCGGAATTCAGCTCTGTGAAAGTAGTCCTTGTTCTTGATAGTAAGCGTTTTTTCACGGATATTTTCAAGTGTCTGTTCAACAACTGAATACATTCTTCCATGTTCAGAGCCTTTAATGATGTAATGAACCGGCAGCACATCAAGTGCATCAAATACATATTCTTTGCATTCTGTCCAAAAAGTGATATTTCCATAGTATCCGATTTTTCTTAATCTTTTGGCAATCTCTATGCCATTTTCTCCGTTAATGGAGACATCAAGAATTATTATGTCATACCATTCACCATCTGAAACATCGTCGATCAAAGGCTTTCCGCTGGTGTAGGTGGTTAATGTATATCCGCCATCACCATGCTCTTTTAGATATCGGTCAATGCTATTTTTGAAAATCTCAATCCGTAAATTATCATCGTCACAAATCGCAATTTTCATGTAAATCATTCCCTTGTAAACATTGTTTTCGCCATTTGCAAAAAAAAGTGTTTAAATATGTTATTTTTATTATAGCATCATTAAATTTAGTTGTAAATAGACGTTTTTAGGTGATTTATGAAATGAAAATAATCAAAAATATACTAATTATAATAGGAGCTGTGCTTTTGCTTAATTACATTGTTTATTTACCAATGTGTGTAGACGATTATATCCGTGAAGAGTCAGAAGTGTATTCTGTCCAAAATGCGTACAGATCTTTTACCCTACATAAAAATAGCGCCCATGAAATAAAGCAGACCATGCTGCCGTTTTTATTCGCCCTGCCACTAAACAGAAAAGACTATATTTTTGATGTTACGAATAATTTCTATGCAATCATAAACATATCGGTGTATATCTGGCAGTTGCCAAGGGCGAACATTAGTGATATAATAGCAAAAACGAACGAATGTTCGGTTATATTTCCCGCAAACCGGGCATATACTGTAATGTAGGTGGTAGTTGCGACAGGGAGGGTTATTTATGGATTATAAAAAGGAAATTATTGAGATGGTTGAAAAATGCACGAATAATCATTGGATAGAAGTGATTTATATATTTGTGAAAAGGCTAATCGGATAACATTAAAAAAGACAAGGGTTTGCGCATTGCCCTTGTCTTTCTTTTTACTTATTAGAAATCATGTCAATAAGTTTTTCTAAATTGTCCCATCCCTCATCATCCAATCTGGCTAATGCAGACACGAGACGGTGTCGGAAAGAATCTTCTCCAGATTTCATTACGTCTGCAAGCATGGCAGAAATTTGCTTGTCTTTAATTCCGGGTATAAACATATCTCCGTTTCCAGTTCTGAGCCATTCTTCACTCACTCCAAACTCTCTGCATATAGATTTGATAACAGCATCTGTTGGATTTCTTAAACCAGTTTCATAATTAGTAATGGTATTTCCCTTTACTCCAATTATGTCTCCAAATGCTGTCTGAGTGAGATTCTGGGATTTGCGCACTTGTTTGATTCTGTCTTTCACTTTTCCTCACCTCCAATGATAATATATCATAAAAAACTCACAAAGTCAATATTTAGTGTTGACATATAACTCACGTCGTGATATTATAAACTCACAAAGCAAGGAGGTGAAAACATGAAATACAGTCCGCTCGGCAGTAAAAAAATGATATCTCAAACTTTCAATGGTGATTGCTTGAAAACCACTTTTGAAAGAGAGAACGAATTGAAGTCCGAATATGAAATTTATGTAAACTGGATGAATCCGGATCAGTTAGCAGAAGTTTCATTTCAGTTGCCATTCCACGATTGGCAGACACTTGAAAAGTCTGAGGTTTGGAAAAATCTGGATGAATTTCTTTCGGAAGTTCAAATCGAATATATTCCGAAGTACCGCCAAGTCCAACCAATTGTAGTGGAAAAGGTTGTGTATAGAAGTCTGTTAGGTTCTTTAGTTGCATTCTTTCGTGATAAATTGATTCACCAATAGCGCGCCCTTTTAAACATGAATAATGGGTTCCACTATACACGTAAGAAATATTTACGATTGATATGGCAATTCTGGAACGATTGATAATTTCAAAATGAACAATCAACTCATTATTATCTTTCAACTTGAAACCAATAGGAATAAACTCTATTTTTTTTCGAGATTGGAATAAGTTCCATACAGTTCCAGCAGACCCTATTAACCCAAGCATAAAGGAAACATTTTCAAACGTAATGATTTCTTTAGCCGATCTTAAAATTGAAACAATTTGATTTATTTTAATCACCTCCCATATACAGGGAGTATATCACAAGAAAAGAGGTGAGTATATGTCTGAAAAAGAAAAAAGAATCATTGAAAAGCTGAAAGAAGCGATTCCTAATATGTCAGATTTTGACAAGGGATACATTCTCGGTAAGACAGAAAGTTTTTCTGAGAATAAGTCAGATGATTCTGGTAAGACGCAGAAAGAAAGTTCTTAACTTGGAGGTGAAAACAAATTGAAAAACAGAATCGCATTTTGGATTCTTTGTTTTGTGCTTTCGGCTACCTGTGGAGTACTCGGAAGCCTACTCGCACAGTGGGTGTTAAAGTAACATCTGAGTGATTACAGTAGTCAGGAATCCAGTAAATCTACCAATAACAGCACTAAATAAAGCTACTCGGAAATCATGCCGCCATTGCTGTTTCCGTAATTCTTTTTCTTTAGCTTCTTTTATTTGCTGTTCAAGGACGCTGTGTGGAACTATGGAGCCGTTTGCCATATTCGGTTTCATATTATTATCACCTCCCATCTATAGGGAGTATATCACAAGAAGGGAGCATAAAATGAGCGAAGTTGATACTTATATCAAAGAAAATGCAGAAGTTCATCAGTTCGCCGCAGAGGTAGCGAGAATCATATCAGGCATTCCACAGATGCCAGAGTTCTCATCAGAGAGTATGAGCGTATCTGATGCGAGCCAATTGATTGGACTTCCTGTAACAGCAATCCGGGCAGGGATTGTGTATGGATGGTTGCCGATCGGGACTGCTATCCAGAATAACAAGCCAGCAAAAAGCCTTTCCGGTGGCAGGATCACATACATCATAAGCCCTAGGAAAGTCTATGAAGTGACCGGACACGTCTGGAAAGGCAAAGAGGCTCTCAATAAGTGAGTGCCCCGGAGGGAGCTAGCACCTCCACCCCGGAGCTTTGCACCCACTAAAGTACCTTAGTGGATAGATACATTATAGTTCTCTATCTGCTAATTGTAAAGACAAATAAGAAAAAATAAGGAGAAATTAGCTAGATATGAGCGAAATTAGAAACGAAAATCAGCTTACATGGGCCGATATTGAAGTAGCACTTGCGACTGAAATTGTCGAGGAAAGCAAGCGAAAATCAAGAAAGTGGTTCGCAGCGTGGGTTGTGACAGCAGCCGCACTGGTGGCGAGCAACCTTGCGTGGATCATAGGAGGTATCAGTGAATAATCTGAAAAATATCATCTGTGCCGCACTGATCGGGAGCTTTTCCACGTTCCTTCCGTTCTGGCAATGGGGCGGATCGGGCAGACAGCTTTTTGCGGCGGTGATGAATACAACAATCGTATATGGAATTCTCTGGGATATTGATACGCCAGAGGGAAAGGAGAATGGAAATGTTTGAGAAAGAAATTGATGAAATCTATGAACTCTGTAAAAGAGTCGCGAATGAAGCCCCGGCAGCCAGTGTCATGTTCAGTTATTCAATTTACGACATGACCGTATGTGGACTCAAAAGGAAAGAAGATGTTAGTCTTCCCGAAGACAAATTTAAATGGGATTTGTATCAGAGTGTATCTTTTAATCCATTTTACGAGAAAGAGAGTCGTGAAAGTCTCAAAATAATCAAGACTTTCTTACTAGAACTTCTGATAGATGGGAGGTGCCCGTTAAATGTTGAATCAGACAGAGCTGAAGCTCCTGCCGACAATGGAACTGATAACAACAGCGAACGTGCTTCTGGAGGAGCTGAACAGGCGGAAAGCGTACATTCTTGACTGGGAGAACCCGGACATGTATCTGAATCATCTTGAATATCATTGCGCTGGCGGAATCTTTCCAAACGGCGAGCAGAATCCGGCGAAAGGAGATGGCTCTGACAATGTTTACTGTTTCTTTAGCGAGGTGAGAAAAGATGCAGGAGAGAATTGATGAGATCCTTGCTCTGATAGACGAGCAGCTTTCTCTTGTAGCCGATAACTACATTGAGAGTTCATACAAGGCAAGGACACTGGCAAGCTACGTGCAGGCCTTAAATGGGCTTTTAACGGCTCAGAAATCATATAAGGAGGAATAGTAATGGCAACACCAGTATTAATTATCGGAAAATCTGGTTCTGGCAAGAGCACCAGTCTTAGAAACTGCCAGAATGAACGCTGGAATCTTATCAGAGTATTGAATAAACCACTTCCATTTAAAGGAAAGATTGACGGATGGTTTACAGATGATTACCAGCAGGTAATGAAGTGTCTGATCGCATCAAAAGCAGAGTCAATTGTAATTGACGATGCAGGATATCTTATCACGAATCATTTCATGAAGGGACACGCTTCTGCCGGAAAAGGCAATACAGTGTTCGCTCTGTACAATGATATTGGAGACTATTTCTGGAATCTTATCCAGTTCATTGTAACAAAAGTACCGCAGAATAAAATTGTTTACCTTATGATGCATGAAGAAAAAGATGATTCCGGGGAAGTAAAACCTAAGACAATTGGTAAGCTTCTGGACGAAAAAGTTTGCATCGAGGGTATGTTTACCATCGTTCTTCGCTGCATCGAAGAGAGCGGCAAACACTTATTTGTCACTCAGTCCAGCCAGGGAGCAGTAAGTAAGTCCCCGATTGGAATGTTTGACAGTTTAACTATTGGTAACGACCTTGCAGAGGTGGATAAGGTTATTAGAGATTATTATGAATTAGGGGGAACAGATAATGCAGAAACCAAATAATTACGATACTACACAGGCAGCAGGAGAATTTGAGCCGATTAAGCTCGGCGGACACAAAATGGTAATTAAGCAGGTATCAGAGAAAAAATCCCAGGGTGGGCTTGATATGCTTGTTATCTTGTTTGATTTCGCAGAAGGTGATGAACAGGCGGGGTACTTTATGAAGCAGTTCGAAAACGATATCCGTCCAGACAAGAAATATCCGAACGCCGGCACTAACTATATGGTCATTGACGAGAGTGTAGATTATGGTGTCCGTAACCTTAAAACATTTATCACATGCGTAGAAAAGTCAAATCCGGGATTTGCCGTTAAGTGGGGCGATAATTTCGGGCAGCAGTTTAAGGGAAAACTGATCGGCGGCATCTTCCGTCTGGAGAGAGACTGGTACGACAATAAAGAAGTAAAACGTTACAAACTTGCATGGTTCCGCAGCGTGGAAGGAATCAAAGATGCAGATATTCCGGAAGAGCGTACCACAAAGGCCTATGACGATCATCTGAAGGAAGAAGCTATCATGGGAGCAAGTCCGGCAGGTACGGACTTTATGAGTATTCCGGATAGTGTACAGGAAAAACTTCCATTTAATTAAAAGGATGTGTTTTTAATGGTTATACAAGTGGACACAAGGGAACATAAATCAGAATGGGAACGGATTCAGAGTCAGTTTGATAGCCTTGGAGTGCAGTATTTTCGCTCTAAATTGTATTGCGGCGATTATCAATCGCTGGATAATGCAAAACTCTGTATTGACCGTAAAAAAGATTTGCAGGAGCTTTGTGGAAATGTCTGCCAACAGCATGAAAGGTTCAAAGCAGAGCTGATTAGGGCGCGTGAAGCAGGTATTCAGTTGATTATCCTATGTGAGCATGGACCAGATATTAAATCAGTTGGTGATGTATATTTCTGGGAGAATCCACGAAAACATAAAGTTATCTGGAAGACGGTAAACGGTAAGAGAGTAAAGACTGTAATCTCTGACAAGGCTGTTGATGGCTGCCAGTTGTATAAATCTCTCTGCACAATCAGAGATAGATACGGAGTCCGATTTGAATTCTGTACAAAAGAAGAAACCGGGCGGCAGATCGTGGAGCTGCTGTCATGACTAAGGAAGAAATCAAACAGTCAGTGAAAATGTCGGAAATTCTTTCCAGATACGGACTAAGGCCGAATAGAGCAGGATTTATATGTTGCCCTTTTCATAAGGAAAAGTCAGCATCCTGCAAAATCTACGATGATTCCTTTTACTGTTTCGGCTGTGGAACCGGTGGCGATGTGTTTGATTTCGTGATGCAATACGAATCCATCCCTTTTAGCACTGCATTTATTGAGCTGGGCGGTACTTATATTTCAAAAAAAGGCAAAAGTCGTAACCAGATCAGGCATGAAGTGCGAGATATCAAAGCAAAAAGATACAATCCCGTTCAGGATCATAGTGAACTTGAACAGATAGAAAAGAACATACTTATGTACGAAACAGCACTAAAAACGTTCCCTCCTGATTCAGAAGAGTGGTATATGTGCCAATTTAATCTCGAGAAAGAAAAAAGCAGATATGAATTGCTGTCTGTTAAGTCAGGAGGTGAGAAAAATTCTTGAAAATATTGAAAATTTACAGGCACAAGACTTTATGGAGAAGCAGTTGTATGAAGAGCTTTTTGCGATAAAAAGTAAAATCGACCGCTCAGAAATCAAATTCAAACTGATGGACCGGGCGAAAAGTGTGAAAGCGAAGCACATAGCAGAAGAGTTCATAAAGGAATTTCAGAAAGTAGAGCAGGAAAAGGAAAAAGAAGAAAAAACAAATCGTTCCATGCAGCTGGTTGAAAACATCACAAACTTTTATCCTGATTCTGTTGATAAGGAATATCCTAACATGGCTTGTGGCAGCTGGATAGCTACAGAGAACGGAATATTTTCCTCTGAAACATCTAAGGCGAGAGAACTTGTATGCCACCACCCGATCATGCCGATACGTCGACTGAAAAACATTGAAACAGGCGAAGAACAGATCACGGTGGCTTTTAAAAGGGACGGATATTGGACGGAAATAACTGTTCCAAAAATTGATATTGTGACTTCCAGAGCAATAACTAATCTTGCAAGGTTCGGCGTACAAGTCAACTCAGAAAATGCAAGGCTTCTTGTGAAGTATCTGGCGGACGTTGAAATGTACAACGCCGATATGATCGACATACAGCACTCTACAAGCAAACTGGGGTGGCATGGTAATACATTTGTCCCTTACGGCCTTTCAATCGTTTTTGACGGTGAATACCGCTTTAAAACACTATTTCAAAGTATACAGGAAAGTGGAGACTACTTCAAGTGGGTGACTCTGGCTAAACAACTGCGGTCATGTGGACGATTAGAACCGCGAATAGCACTGGCAGCATCTTTTGCAAGTGTGCTTGTGCAGCCGCTTGACGCACTGCCGTTCATCGTAGACTTCTACGGGCAGACGGGCGGTGGAAAGACAGTAACGATCAATATAGCGGCATCGATTTGGGGAAATCCTGCGCCGGGAGCTTACGTTGGAAACTTTCGGTCAACAGATACGTCATTGGAAACAAGGGCAGACATGCTTAATAACTTTCCGATGATCCTCGATGACTCTAAGAACGCTTCTCAGTATATCCGGGATAACTACGAAACGCTTATATATAACCTTTGCTCTGGTAAGGGAAAAGCACGTTCAAATAAGGACCTCGGAGCAGCTAAGGAGAATACATGGAGCAATGTGACCATTTGCAATGGTGAGAACCCTATTTCGGAATTTGCAGATTCTGGCGGAGCAATTAACAGAATCATTGAAATTGAATGTTGCGAGGATATTTACGAGAATCCAGCAGAGATTAACGGCATTGTCGTGAAGAACTACGGCTTTGCTGGAAGAGTGTTCGTTGGAAATCTCAAGCAATTCACGTCGGACGATCTAAAAGAAATGAAAGCTGAAATTGAGAAAGGCTTTGACGGATATGATTTTCCGGCAAAGCAGGTAATGGCAATATCTACACTTCTGCTGGCTGACAAATTAGCTACAGATTTCATATTTAAGGATGGACGTGAGCTGACGGTCGAGGACGTTGTAGACATACCTACACGCAAGAAAGATGTATCAGAAGGTCAGAGATGCTATGAATTCATTCTTGAAAGTCTTTCCGTGTACGGGCAGCACTTTGATGCACAATTCAGTTGTGATCAGTGGGGATTCAAGGAAACGCCAGATGAATATGGAGATGTATATGTATATTTTTATCCGAAACCTCTTGAAAACCTTTTGAAGAACAATGGATTCTCCAGAAAAGCCTTTTCTGCCTGGGCAATTAATCGAGAATTGATTAAGCATACAGGAAAAAGAGATACGGTATTAAAAAGGGACGGAGGAAGCGTGATGAGACTTATCGCAGTGAAGGTCATTAACATAAAGGACCTTGAGAATGAGAAAGAAAGTGGATCAGTTGAAGCTGATCTCACACCCACCAACGAAGGAGCGAATGTTCCGTTTTCGTAATTTGTAACCATGTAACCGTTGTAACACGAAAAAAAACGTCCTATAGGAGAAAGTTTGAGAGTGTATAAAAAGCATATACTCTAGTGATTCTCCTATATGAAAACCTTGGTTACATTGGTTACACGGTTACATGTCTCTGAAACCCGCATAAAATAAGGGTTTTTGGCGTAACCAATAGGTCGAAAAAGTCGGTTACACGTTGGTTACAAAATTAAAAAGTATATACAATTATATTTATTATAGCAAAATTAATTGAATATTACAAAAATGTTTAGTTGACATAATTTTTACAAGGAGTGGTTACAAAATGAAAAAAGATGATCTCAATAAAAAGCAAAGATATGCATTAGACACAATGCTGTCTGGCAGTAATGTTTTTCTGACAGGTGATGCAGGAACCGGCAAGACAACAGTTATCCAAACGTTCATCGATGAGGCAGAAAAAGCTGGTAAAAGTGTTCTGGTATCTGCTACTACCGGAATAGCTGCGGACAATATCGGATACGGAGCGACCACCGTGCATCGTGCACTGAATATTTCGATCAAATTTGAGGACTATAAGAAAAAAGTGAAATCCAGAGCTGAACTTCTGAAAGAAGCAGATGTTCTCATTATTGATGAGATCAGCATGTGCCGGTTCGACTTGTTCAACATGATCGCAAAAACAATCGTCACAGAAAATGAGGAAAGAGCCGTTGAGAGACTTTTAAACGGAGAGGATAAAGAAGACGTTCAACTGATCGTAATTGGAGATTTTTATCAGCTTCCCCCAGTTATCACAACAGATGACCGTAAAATTCTCTGCCGGATGTATGGATCTGATTATGGAAAGGGTGGAAAGTACGAACACGGATATGCTTTCATGTCTGAGTACTGGAAAGATATGTCATTCGAATATATTAAGCTTGATGAAGTATGCAGGCAGAATGATGAAGGATTTAAATACGTTCTGAATGATATCAAATACGGCAACAATATCCGTAAATCAATCGCATACTTGGAGAATAACGAATCAGACAAGGTTATACCGGAAGCGCCGTTTCTGGTCGGAACAAATGCTGAAGCTGATCGGATTAATAATACTTTCCTTGGCAAGTTGGATAAAAAGACGGAAAAAGTGTTTCATGCAGCAGTTGACGGAGATTTGACATCTGCCGATATTAAAAACATTGCATTTGCCAGAGAAGACTTGACGCTGAACATCGGTGCAAAAGTGATGATTACCGTCAACGATCTGTCTGGTAATTACGTTAACGGAACGATTGGTATTATTCAGAAAATCGTAGACAATGGAGAGTTTGAAGAATCCTATCTGATTATTAAAACGGACAAGGGCAAAACAGTTAACTTGTACAGATACAGCAAAGACATTGAGAAACAGGTTATTGAGGAATCCGAACAAGAAAAGGACGGTCAGAAGATCGTGAAAGAGAAGATTGTCCGTAAGAAAGTTGGATCATTCTCTCAGTTCCCGGTAAAACTTGCCTGGGCAATCAGTATTCATAAATCACAGGGACAGACATTTGAAAAGATTAATATTGATCCTTGCTGTTGGGATCCAGGACAGTTCTACGTGGCTGTTTCCCGGGCTAAATCAGCTAACGGCATACATTTTATCAGACCGATTAAACAAAGCTATATAAAGGCGTTTAGCAAGGATAACGAGCAACTTCTTGAGCAGAGTTTTGAGGCGGAAGAAGGTGTGTAACTATGAGGGTGACACATGAGCAGATACCGAACACTATAAAGTTTTTACAGATCGACTTTCCGGCACTGGTCCTCCAGACTGCCGGAATCGAAGAAAATGATGAATACTGGCAGCAGGTGACAGAGCAGATTCATATCATGTCAGAAAAATATCGAAAAAACGGGTTTGTAGACCATATGCTATTGGCTTATGCGGATTATCTCGAAAAAATGTTTAGAAGAGCGCAGAAGATGAAAGAGGAGCGTGAGAAGAATGTACAAACAGAAGTATAAAGAAGGTCAGCAGATTCACAAAGACATATATCTGTACATCTGCCGGTATATCAAAGAGCACCGGTACGCACCGTCTTACAAAGAGATTGCTGATGGCGTCGGTGCGTCAAATGCCACAGTGCTCCGCCACATGGATATGCTGCGAACAGATGGGTTGATTGAAACAGATCACCCGAAGACGCCGAGAGCATTCCGGTTGACAGGATATGAATTCGTGACAAGGAGGAAGAAGCATGAAACTGTATGAGCTGTTCAAAGGCACTGAATATGTTGGAGAGTTCACCCTTGACGAGATCATAAGTATCACAGGAGCGCATCGAAGCGCACTACTCAACAGCGTGGCGCGCGGTGTCCTCGTAAATGACTTGTGGGACATCTCTCCGGCTTATGATCGGACTTTAAACCGGAATGACGACAATTCATTGCTTAAGCAGTTTGAAGCCGTTGCAGGGCAGATTAGGAGGTGCGTGAAGCGTGAGCAGTAAGCTAAAGGCGAAGCCACGAAAGCAGAAATTTCCTCTAGCTCAGCCCAATCAGGCAGCCCAGGCGTTTGGGCGAGCTATGCAGAATTGCCACAGTCAGATCAAAAGCATGGAGAGAGAAGCTTATGAGAATGGATTCAACGATGGGGAAGATTGGGCTGATACGATTAATGTCGTTACGACCATGATGGCTCTGAGACGTTTATATGGCTTTTCTACGAAGCGTTTACTCACAGTCGTACAAACTGCCAATGAATACATCAAAATGGCAAATGAGGGCAAAATGAGCGTTCTGAGCATGATACAGGACATTGAAGAAAACACAGATGTAAGATTTGACGAGATGAATAAGAATCTGGTTAAGAAGATGGGAGTTTAAAATCATGTATCAACTGCACAATAGCGTGTCAGCTGCTTACATGGGGAAAGTGAGGATGGGAATGGAGAAATTAAAACCTTGTCCGTTTTGCGGAGGAAAAGCAGAAATGCTGGTTAACGAATATGAAGATTCAAGAAAAGAATATCTTGTAGCTTGTACAGAATGCGATGGAATGGTGGAACGCTGGAGAGAAACAGAGGAAGAAGCCGTAGAACAGTGGAACAGGAGAATAAGTGATGAGGAGGACGCGAAATGTTAATCAGAAGTCAGGATAAAGAATCATTAATCAATTTCAACAATTCAATCGTAGTCAACACCATGGTGGATATTGGAGGGGTAACGAAGATGTTCTGCTCATATTCATGCGATGATTATGTTATCGGGCATTATTCATCAAAAAAAAAG